GTTCCCTGCTGCACCGCACCAGTCACGGTCACAGCGCCGGCCCATGTGCCGGCCGTATGCGAATAGAGCGAGTTTGATTCGTAGACCTTAAAGCCTGCGATCTTGCCCAGCGCGCCCTCTTTGAACATAGCGTCGAGTTCGTCCGGTGGCTGGAAGTACGTCGCAATGTTGGTTCCGAGTTGCTGCATCATCTCCGAAGACCAGCATGTGACGCGCGGCCCCATCGGGGCGGCCTGCTCCATCATTACCCGGCGGGCCTGGTAATACGTGCCAACCGTTGTGGGCGAGATGCCGAGAGTTCCAACGACGTTGGAGGCATTCTGGTAGGCGAACAGCGCAGAACGAGAATCCCATTCCTGCGCCATCGCCGCAGCGGCGGGTTCAAAATAGTTTGCTTCGAGTTCCGCTTCGGATCGTTCCAATTTGACGGCCACTTCGTAGTCGTCCCATTCGAAGCCGATCTGAAGCCACTGGTCGAGAGAAACGGTGGTCGACAGGCGACTCACGGCCTGGGGGTTGTAGCCCATGCCGTCCGTAACTGTCCAGCGTTGCGGAAATTTCACCTGGATGGAAGCGCCGGGTGCGAATTCCTTTTGGAAGTCGCCCTGCCACTGCCGGTTAAAATACTCCATGATTACGAGTTTGTTGACCAGCAGACGGAGAATCTTGAGAGATACCCAGTTGCTGTCAAGGAAGTTGTTTGCCACTGTTTAGTGTCCTTTTCTTCGCCTTATATCGGCGCGGTTCATCGCGTCGATGGCTGCGCGGTCATCACCGCGCTTTATCGCAGCCTCGATCTCGTCGGGAGGAGCGGCTTTGGTGCCGTCCACTTCCTTTGGAGGAGGAGGGGCTGCGGTGGTTTTCTTTTCAGGAGCCTTCACGAACTTGCCGTCTGCGCCTTGCTCGGGCGTTTCCGCCTTCGCTTTGCCCAGTTCCGCAATCACCAATTGCTCGAGCAAAACCAGTTTTCGAATTGCCACCGACCCGCTCGAATGAGCCGAATCGATGAAATCGGTCAAGTCCTCAGCCTTGGACCCCATCACATAGAGAAGGTCAACCATTACGGGTGAATCGTTCACCATCGCTTTCACGGCGGGAGGTACTTTCGCGTCGTTAAATATCGCATTGGCTGTCTTCTGAATGGTCTGGCGGGTTTCAGTTCCGTAACGCTTCTCGGCGTCCGTTACCCTGTCCTGAAGCTCTTTGGTCTGCGCTTCCTGCTGACGAGCAGACCTATCGGCTTCAATGGCTTTTCCGGCTTTGTAGTCGGCCAGATCCTCGAAGTATTTGTCCTTCGCCGCTTCGTACTCACTCCACGGCTTGCCCTCGAAGTCTGAGGCCTTCGGTTTGACTGGTGCTTTCGGGTCAACGCCCGCCGGATTGTCGGTTTTCTCCGTGGCCGCTTTCGCGGGTTCGGCTTGCGTTCGCTGGTAATCGCTCTTGAACGACTTCAGAGCCTTCGGGGTGAGCCCGGCCTCTCTGAGATCGTCCAGCAGTTCGTTAAGTCTCGTGTCGGCGGTATTCCGCCGCTCCTGTGGTTTTCCCGATTCCGAGCCGGGGGCAGCTTTTGCTTCGGGCTTCTCGCCTTCAGCCGGAGTTTCTTTCGCGGGTGTCGAGTCCGCTTTCGGCTCCGGCATAACGCCGGTCTTCATGAATTCGGAGCGCGCTTCCGGCGCGTCGGGTGTAAAGGTCGTGGTGGCGGGTGACGATTCCGCGGGAGGCGTCAGGGTTGTGCTCATAACTTTTTATTGGGCCGCTTCCTGCGGCTGGGACTGCTGGGATTGATCTGATTGCTGCTGATCCTGCGCCGACTGAGCCGACGCCTGTTGGGCCTGCTGTGCGGCCATTTGCTGCGCCTGCTGGTGCCCTTGAGCCGCCATCGCCACGTCATGGGCCTGATCGTGTAATTGCTTGACCATATCGGCCACGAATTCCATGCGTTCGCTCAGGCTTTGCGCCTTCGTATTGATTTCCGAGCTCGTAATCGAGCCTTCGATCTTCATTTTTTCGATGGCGTATTTCGCTTGGTTGTCGATAACCTTGGCGTCGCGCTCCATGGTCAGCTTTTGAACTTGCTGTTCAAGAGTGACCGCGTAGGCGTGGAGTTGCTGCGCTTCCTGCTGGCCCTGCTGAATGGCTTGCTGGGCCTCGGGCGGAATCGGCTTACCGTCCGGCGGCGGCGGGTCGAGAATATCCGCGATGACGTCGCCCTTCGGGCCGAGATTCTTCATCCTGATCGCCATCGCCATGATTTTGGCTTGCGGGCTACCCGGCGGCGGCAGTTTCTCCAGATTGGCCGTAAGAAGGTCGAGGAAGTCGGAAACCGCCTCGCGCTCACTGTCCTGCGAAGGCCCGGTGCCTATCGTTACGTCGTGGTCTTCGTCGCCGACTTCGTTCTTCTCGCCGGTGTCCGGGTCTGGCTCAGACGCGTTCAGCGTCTTCATCTCGCGCGATTCGTCCTTCTTGTGCAGCCCCATCTCGCGCTCGGTGTCGTAGACCGTCGGTATCCACGAATCAATGATGCGACCGATGCGGGTGATGGCGCGCTCATACCCGGAGACAAAGTGGTAGCTGCCGGTGTCCGTGTTCGCTTTGATTGTCTGGAGGGCGATGCCGCTCTTCTCGTTCTGGCGCTGGGCTTGCGTGGGAAGCGGAGAAATCCCCGTCGCAGCCTGAATGGCGCGGCGGGCGCTTTCCTTCGCAACCTCATAAGCCTGAAAGTTTGGCGTGAACTGCGCGCGCTGCGGAGGGGGCAACGGTTGGCCGGCGCCGTCAACTACCACGTCGATCTGTACGAATGCCCGCGGCACTTTGGTAAGGTTCTGCCAAGCGTCTGAATCCGTTTCGAACTGCCCCACATACCCCACATACGGAACCTTTGGCGTCAATCCAGCCTCTTCAGCTTCCTGCGAAGCGAGATAAGCCAGCGACATTTGCGGATCGAGCGCAAAAGAGCACAGCGCAAACAGCTTCCGGCTCACATTGCCGTTTTCCTTGACAAACCGCTGCAAGCCCACAAACGGTACGATGGCAATCTCGGTCCCCGGCTGCGGATTGGTCTCTAAAATCTGCACGCCATTCGTGATGTACTGAATAACGGTCTTTTTCTCGATCTTGCGCCCGGGCTTGCCTTTAGTGGAGGTTGTTTTCAGCTTCCAATATTCGGCCAGCAGGATTTTGTCATCGTTGACCCAGTCTTTCCTGATCGACCCGTCGTCATCAGTGAAGTCGATAACATCGGCCTCGGGGTACAGACGCTCGAATTCCTTGCGCGGAATTGGGTCCAGGACGAATACTCCCTTCGCGTCGGCCCAGTCGGCCTCTTTACAATCGGGATCGTAGAGAACCGAATCGGGGTTCGGGATAGGACGAATCAGAATCTCCTGATCGTCGGTATCGTCGTTAATATATCGGCGCGATACCCGGGCGAAGCCGTAGGCACCCTCTACCTCATCCTGATACGCCTGCAAATAGATTTGCTGGGCCTTGCTGCGGTACTCAATCGTTCGGGCGATATCTTCCCGCAGTTCAGCCGTCTTGTCCGTGGCGCCGTTGCCCGCCGGTTCAATCTTTATGGCTCGCTTGTTCTGCCGGGCGGCGTTGATGCACTGGAAAACGTACTGGTTTAGCTCGTCGTGGGAAATGCACGGCCGCCCGGCGCGAGCCTTGCGATCCTCTTCGCTCCACGGATCACCGCAGAGGTAGCGCATGAGCTTCTCGCGATGCTCATGCTGCCAGCGCCATGCTTCGAGATAGCGACGATAGTTGCTTCTTATCTCAAGCAAAAGCGCTTCGTCTGAACCCGGCTTTTCGTTCGTATCTTCGGTCAAAATAAATCTTATGGGGCGTCAGAACTTAATTCCCGTACCGGGAGTTCCGTTGCCCCTGCCCTGCTCGGGAATGTCAGTTCTCAAAGCCCAGACAGGCCGGGCAGGTTTCCCCGCCGACGGCCAGAGTCTCGTCATGTGCCCAGCCCGCAGATCGCGCCTGAGAGATACAGTCAGCCTTGCGGTCCCCGAAGAATGCCGCCTCGCGAGTGCATTTCCGGCATACGACCGTCATGCGGATCTTCGACAGCGACTTCTGGATGGCTTCCGCGATTACGAACGCATCGGTGCGTATCTCTGGTTTTTTGAATTCAGCCAGCTTGCCGTCCGCGGTGACAATGGGAAGCTGTTTGCGCTCCGCTTCGTTCTGATTTTCGGCGATGTAGACGTCGAGCGGCTTAGCCTCGAACCGCAGGTGGGGTTTCAGCGTCTCGTAGGCCCTGACGCGCTGTGCCGGCTCAGTCTTGTCGATCAGCTTGCGGAAATCATCGTGGCTCTCGCATTGCGCCGCGATGTGCTGGAACAGTTCGTGGGCGCTGGCTACGTCTTCGAGACCACAAGTGTCTAGCACCTTGCGGATTATCTGGCGATGCGATGCCATTACGACTTAAACCTTCCGTGAATCTCCTTGAGATCGCTCGTGCGCTGGTCCCTGAGAAAATCGAAGTGACCCTCGATCTGTTTGAACTGAACGCTGTGTAAATC